TCTTAATTATTTGCTCGTCGCTCAGACAGATAGTATTTGCGAATTTACCACGTATTTTCTTTTTCTTACCCTTACAAAGCAACTCGACAGGTTTGCCTGATGTGCTGGCACCTGGCGTCGTCCAATTGTCTCTAAACCGGACGAATTGCTGTATCGTAACTTGCATGGACTGTTTCTTGCCGGAAAACCTACTTACTGTTTCGTCTATTATCTCACGCAGTCTAGTGTTATCGCAACCCTTTATTTGCTGAGAATCTTTTGCGTAAGTGGCAACGACGTCTTTTCTATTTAGTACGGTGTCGAAACCGCCTATAGTGTGCAAGTCTGAAAGGTAAGACCACCATCCAGGTCCCTCGTGTATGTTAAGTCCCAAGGAAACCAGAGAAATGGCCTTAAGATGTTCTATCAAACAAGACTCACACAATAGCGGTATTGTGTTAGAAAAGAAGCTTAAAATTAAAAGATAATTACGTTTTGTGTACGGGTCCATAAACCTGGAATAATCTGATAAAATTCTACTCCATTTTGGACCGTACATGCGTAGTGCAAAAATTGTTTTATACTTGGAGTTTACTCCTCTCCAAAGACTCTGATCTAAAGCAGAGAATGATATGAGCTTTACGTTGTTCGTTCTACAGCAATGTTTTAGACACGGTTCTTTTAAGTTGTCAGTAAATACATCCGTCTTGCTGCGCTCATCTGAGTAAAATGATAGCGGTATATGTGGATCGGCTCCACACTCTGATCTAAAAAAGTTTTCTTTATTATCTTTATTATAAAAAGTGTTATATAATTTATTTACAAAAACATCTTCCCTAAGGGAAGGAGGTATGTGGGAGGTGTTTCGACCGTACGGCATTAGAGTTCTTCCCACTGAGTTAATCTCTAACAAGTAACGATCTTTCCACACTCCCACCATGTAGCCAGGCTGTTCTAAAAATGGTTGTCGTCTTCTGCGACCAGAAGCGCCGAGTTAGAATGGCACTTAAAGTCGAGAACAGGAACAACCGTCGCCATGAAGTAGTTAGCTATCTGCTGAGGTGCAGTTAGACTCATTGCGACACGCAAAATCAACTCTATCGGCACGTAACCTGCGTAAGCCGGACTAGTTATTGATGACTCTTCGTCCCAGCCGTCTGCTGTACCGTGCATGGTCATATTGAAACCACCGTTGATTTCCTTCCTGGCCAACACATTTCTGATGGCATCATGCGTCTCCTGCGCCAAAGCTATCTTGTTCGGCGCGTTTAACCTACACTTAGGTCTAACAGTGACGTCACCGCTCGACCAGATGTCAGGATAATTCAAAGTCGGATAGTGGTCGACCAACGTCCCCGCCCAGATTCTTAGTTGATCAGGAACCTGAACAAAAGCTGCATTCGGAGCAGCCACCACTACCAAAGGACCGATGCCTCCATTTAATGGTGCTATTGACCATGCTGCCAGAGCTATCTTGGTGTAAAACCCTAGCTTTTGAAGAGCATTGCGACCAGCAAGATTTTCGAAGCTGCCCACCATGCGTTGAGTGGCCAAAACCATCCACCTATGCATCTCAACACCATACGCAGGTATTAAGTTGGAAAACTGGTCGTTTGTAGGTACGTTCGTCAGTAACCTCTCACTGCCCAGTAAACCTATGACGTTGGATACAAGCATGCCCCAACTAGGCTTAAGTCCTCTGAAACTAACGACTGCCCCCGGTATGTCTAATGGTCTAAAGTCGTTGCCTCCGACTCTTGCGAGCCTGAACCGTCTGTCAGTCTCGTAAGTATACATCGCGTCGATGTCTTCTGCAAACACTTGCTGAGTGTAGTCAGGTAAAGAGATCGTGCCGGTATTATCCAACCACATGATGTACGTGGCCATTTCGGCAAGATTAAAAGAATCGAAAGCTGCCCACTTTCTATATTCGACAGCTTCCATGGCGCATCTTATTGCCTCTACTGTCATATTTGGCGCCAATAGAACCGCTACGTTGTTTGTAGGAACTATCAAGCCGTTTCTTTCGGCGTAGTACATCTTCGGTATGTCACGAAGAAGCTCAGTTCCTCTGGCTCTTGTCACCATTACGCTCTGGCTATCGTCAGCCAAAACGCCGGAGTTGTACAAAGATGAAATATGTTCAGCTCCTATTATAAGCAGTTTTGTTAAAGGCAGTCCTGCTACTGCCGCTGGTGCCGGCACTGCTACCACAGCCGGTATGGCCGGTGGTCCGACCTGAGCTAAAGCTGCTGCTATGGCTGCAGCATGCTCTCTTTCCCTATGGGAGAATATATTCCCGGCAACGTGCTCGTGAATAGGATCAGTGAACATCAAGTTGGCAGGATGCACTGAAAGATGATTGCCTCTGTTGAAGCCGGCAATACCATCTAATGGTCGGAGATCCAATGTGTTTTCTATGCCGTG